TACACTTCAGGATAATCATCTCTCTGATCGCATTCACCTGGATTTAGTACTGGCAGCCGCATGTGCCGCAATACGTATTCCATATCTTCCATTTGCTGCTTAATTTCTTTATTATCCGTGACTACGGGTCCAGCTAGATAAAACTTCATTCTCCTCATCCTCCATTTTGTCAACAATACGTTTCATAACTTCTTTGCCACAATTTGCACATAGAGTCTGGTTCGTAGCCAACTTAAACCAATCATCCTTTGGATCCTGCCACTCTGTCCATTGCGTACCACACTGTGGACAGGTAAATTCAACTTTTTCTAATTCCATAATCTCTTTCCTTTCTTACGTTTATATATTATCATTTTTTTTTAGACTTTTCAACTAAGGACAAAACTGATTCTTGACTATTCTAAAATTTTTTAGTATAATGAGTGTAGTAAGTGGGACACCACTAGAAATTTAAGGAGGACGATTGTTATAATTAAATTAGATTATACAATAGATTCTCCAGAAGAACGCTTAAAGTTAGTAAATTAGATTTTGGAAGAAACGCCCGACCCAAGCGAGCAGTATCTCGAAATCCTCGGCGACTACTTGGTTCTTTGTATGGAGAAACAAGAGAAAAAGGAGAGGAAGTTACTTACTCCTAATCGTATGGTTACGATTACTAAACATGAAACTTCCTATGAGGGTCTGGTCAGTCAGCTAGAAAACGGCGAAGATGGAATTTATAATTTAATCAATGAGAATGGGAAAAATACAATTTTTCAACCAAAAGTAACTATCACAAAAAAAGATTTAGAAGAAATACCGTTTTTGCGCCAATTGCGCGAAAGCATTGAGCGCTGGGAAAAATTATCGAAGACTGTTACTGGACGAGAAGCATACATTGTTAAGCGTACACTTATCGAAATGCGCAAAGACCAATATATTATCAAAAACGCATATCGGCAACCCATGGTATTCAGCAAAATCACAAGAGGCATGAAAGCCTATCCGCGTCTTCCATGGGAAGAGTGGATTGAATATGATGAGTGCGGCAATGCGGTAATCAAATATAGTGGAATTTCTTTCTGTGATTACAGAGTTATAAGCGAAATATTACAATTGTACCCTGTTCTCAAAAGCCGTAGTGAAGGGCAATTTGAAGGTGATACATGGTACATGATTTAGGACTTTGAAAAGCTTTGGCACGATTCGCTTGCGGATTATCCAGTATATCAACGTATTGTAGAGTATAAAATGGATCGTCTGCAGAATATAGAGATTCGTGCGCTCTTGGAGCAGGAGTTCCAATTTACACACTCAATAGAATACATCAGTAGCCTTTGGCGCAATAAGATTCCTAAGTTGATCGCGCAACGGGCACAAGATGAATTTTTACTTTGGTATTTCACTTTTGTAGAAAAGGGCAAGTGGAAAAAATGTTCACGTTGTGGGGAAGTTAAGTTAGCCCATTCACGTTTCTTTTCTATAAATAAGACATCTAAGGATGGATTCTATTCTATCTGTAAGAATTGCCGCAATACCAAGAAGAAGGAGTGCTAATTATGGCAGAAGGAAAGACGTTATATTGTAAAACGTGTAATAGAACGATGGATGAAAATTAGTTCTATCAAACCAAAAGGTTAGACAAATATCCAGATGGCTTTTTGCCCGAATGTAAAAAATGCTTGACTCGTCATGTAGATAATTGGGATCCAAAGACATACACTTGGATATTAGAAGATATTGATGTTCCTTATATTGAAGAAGAATGGACTACTTTATTAGATCGTTACGCAAAAGATCCTCGTAAAGTTACTGGCATGACAATCTTGGGGCGTTACTTGTCCAAGATGAAATTGAAACAATTCAAAGAATATGGCTGGGCTGACACTGAGCGTTTGCGGCTAGAGGCAGATAATAAGAAAGCTGAGGTCATGGCGCGACAGGGTTATACAGGTGAAGAGATCGAAAATGCGATCAATACCGGCACTATGCCCGATAAACCTGCAGAATTTTAGAATCATACTGAAGCACCTGCTCCTATTGATCTAAATGAGCCATCTTACTTTGAAGATGATTTAACTGAAGAAGATAAGAAATATCTTACTATTAAGTGGGGTAAAGCGTATCGTCCTTATGAATGGGTGCAACTTGAAAAGCTGTACACAGAAATGATGGCAGCTTTTGATATTGTAACTCCAGCTCATGAGGACTATTTGAAGTTAATTTGTAAGACTTCACTAAAATGTCATCAACTTGTTGATTTAGGAGATATTGAAGGGTTCCAAAAGATGTCAAAAGTTTATGACACTTTGATGAAATCAGCTAAATTTACTGCGGCACAGAATAAAGCAGAATCTGGCGAATATGTTTCTGCTATTGATGAATTTATTTTACTCTGTGAGCGCGAAGGCTTTATTCCAAGATATTATGTAGATAAACCGCAAGATAAGCCTGATGAAACGTTGGCTGATTTGCGCGGATATACACATCGCCTTGTTACTGAAGAATTGAACCTTGGTAACTTGATCGAATCTGCGGCAAGGACAATGCAGCGTGAAGAAGAAAAAGAAGAGGATGCTGAGACAACAGATATGGATGATTTGGATCTTGAGTCTGTTGAGCAAGAAGTCCTTTCTGACGGCGATTTCCTTGAGCATTATGAATTTATTGAACAAGAACAAGAAGATGATGAAAAGGCGATAAAGGAGTTACTTGGAGAGGATGATGAATAATGGCATTAGCCGATTTATTGAACCTCAAAAGTAATGTTGATAAGATTGGTCTTTCGGAAGAACGTGTGCGCGCATGTATACCTGTAGCGCGAAAATATATAGCGTTTTGGCGAGAGTATCCAGATTTATTCGTAGATTTTCTTGTTTAGAAAAATAACCCAGAAAATTTTCATTTATTCTATTATCAAAGAGTATTCTTGCGTGCGGCAATGCGTTATAAATATACTTATGCAGTATTCCCACGTGCATACTCTAAATCATTTCTTGCGGCTTTGATACTTATATTGCGCTGTATTCTGTATCCAGGAGCCAAATTATTCGTTACTTCTGGTGGTAAAGAGCAGGCATCAAGTATTTTGAAAGCTAAGGTTCAAGAACTTTGCCATTTGATACCCGCGCTCCACGAAGAGATAGATTGGCGCAGAGGTAAGACAATGGAGGGTAAAGATTATGTTAGATACGTATTTAAGAGCGGGTCAGTGCTGGACAATATAGCAGCTCGTGAGACTTCGAGAGGACAACGCCGCCATGGCGGACTCATGGAAGAGTGCGTCGGTATTGATGGAACGATTCTTAATGAAGTTATTATTCCTACAATGAACGTTTCGCGCCGTGGTGCATGGGGCGATAAAGATGATAATGAAGTCTTGAACAAGAGCCAGATTTATGTCACAACCGCTGGCTGGAAAAATACATTTGCTTATGATAAATTGATTCAGCTCTTGGTTTGGGAGATTATCAAACCGGAACGCGCAATGATCATGGGTGGTACTTGGCGCATTCCTGTATTGATGGGTCTCTTGGATAAAACATTTATTCGTGATCTGAAGATGGACGGTACGTTTAATGAATCTTCTTTTGATCGTGAATATGAAAGTGTTTGGTCTGGTACTATTGAAGATGCATTCTTCAATGCAGAGCAATTTGACCATAATCGTATCTTGAAATAGCCTGAGTATGAATTCTCAGGAAGAAGTACAAAAAATGCTTATTATGTGCTTGCATGCGACGTAGGCCGCAAAGGCTGCGATACTGTCGTTTGTGTTTTCAAAGTTACACCACAAACTAGCGGTGTAGCATTGATTAGTTTGGTCAATATTTATACTATGTCTGATACTCATTTTGAGGATTAGGCAATAAAGCTCAAAAAGTTATTTTATAAATATAAAGCAAAGAAACTCGTAATCGACGGTAATGGTCTTGGTATTGGTCTTGTTGACTATATGGTAAAAGGACAAACTGATCCTGATACTGGTGATATACTTGCGGATTTCGGTGTTGATAATGATGAAGATGGCGAGTATAAAAAGTATCGTACAGAAGTTTGTGAAGAAAATGCTATGTGGATTATAAAAGCTAATGCGCCAATCAATACAGAGGCTCATGCAAATGCGCAAAGCCAAATGTCCGCTGGACACATAAAGATGTTGATTGATGAACGCGTAGCTAAGGTCAAACTACTTGGTACCAAGCGTGGACAAGACATGAAGCCTGAGGAACGGGCAGAATACCTAAAACCATTTACTTTAACTTCCATATTAAAAGAAGAAATGATGAATTTGC